TCTTGTTTCTGCAGAATTAGGCTTCGTAAGATATAAATTTTTGTCTTCTGTTGTGTACCTGTTATATTCGGTAGTATAATTTATAGTTGTGTTGGGTTTTGGGTAATCATTTCCGAAATAAAATCCAAGTTGATAATAGTCTTTAAAAAGATCATTTGTGTTTCCTCCATTACCTGATTGAGATATTGGTTGAGTTGTTGAACCTGGATCATCATTACCACTTTGAATTGTTCCTTTTATATAAACAAGTTGTTCTCTCGTTACTTCTTTCGAGGAAATAGCTTGTTGTAACTCAAACAAATCATTCGGATTTATTGTTGTGTAAGTTTGTGCTAATTGATAAATGTCAAATTTTCTACATCCTGCAAAGAATGAGTCCAATATACTATTGATTCTATTGTTGTCGTTCTCACCTTTCAACACTTTATTTACAATTACATTAAGCACAGACGGATGATCTACAACAATTTTCCATTGTAAAGTTCCACCTCTCGATGTATTTTTGTAAGTATAAATTGGTTCGGGTCTACCTAAGAAATCATTTGAATTCCAATTTGCTGTCACACTTTCATTAAATGTTAATCCATAAGGAGGAAACCACATAACTCTACCTCCATTTGGACCTCTTTCACATACAGGTAAGTCTGCAGTTGAAAAACCTGGTGTACTCGACGTTCTCCATGCCAAATTTTCCAACGAAAACATGTATTTTTTTGCAACGGCATTATCAACTGTTCCAATTAAGTTGGTTGAATCTTGGCCACCCTCCTGTTTATTCGGAACAATATTTAAGTTATAAGTTTTATCCAAAACGGAATTTGCAAATCTTCTTCCCTCAGTAGTAATACCATCTGTTTTTTGTAAATCATTATATTGTAAGTAAGGAACATCTTTAGCAAAAACTCTACAATATTCCGTTCCAGTTTCTCTACCGTCATCGTCAAACAAATATCTCAACACTCTCGACCCTTTTGTCATTTCTTTATATCCATCATTGAAAACTTTACTGACTTGGTCTATTGCATTTCCTACGTGTTGGAGACGTCTCCCTCCTTGTGGTTGACTATCAATAAGTCTTTGTGTGTTGTCAAGTATAGAGTTTGGTCTAAACTCATTATTGACTGACTCTGTGTTTACATAAGATGAAGGTCTAAAATCTTCATCTGGTTCTGAAACTTCTCCACCTATACCTACTTTTTTTCCAGCATTCCCTTTATATTTTGGAGAGACCCATGTAAAACCCCCCTCAATACCACCTCCGTCACTATAGGTTGGTCCATTTGCACCCAACTTAATTGATTGACTTGGTCCTTCATAAAGTTGTGCCAACTCAGAAGGTCCATATACTGGAGATTGTTGTTCGATTCCGAATTGATTTACAGGAACATCTCCTGCTGGTGAAAATACTTGAGATGGATTGGAGTTAATATTTCCAACATAAAAGTTACTGTTGTCAGAAACTGTACCCAACAAAGTTCCACCCAATCTTTGGAAAAAGTTCCTTGGAAAATTCGGTTTGTATCGGTTGAAATCTATGTTTTTGAACAATCGAGACCTTTGACCTGCTCCCATGTTATTAAACATGATTTGAGATCCAGTCTCTCCTCCACCCATTAAACGGTTAAAAAATTTCCCAACACCACTTCGTCTAAAAGCATTTGATAGTTGTTGGATAGTTGTAGGTTGACCTAAAGTGATATTTTTGTCAAAGTATGAACCAGGAATTGGAGATACAGGTAGAATACTTCCTCCAAGTCTCAAAGCAAAATTAGTTGCCGCAAGAATCGGATTAGCCGTAACAGTGATTGTGTAATTGGGTTCTATGATTGGTACAACCCCTGTAAGTATATTTACAATGTCAGTACCACTTGATACGTTCAAAATATTTGCTCTTCCGAGTGTATCTTGTCGTATTTGGGCTGCAATTCTATCCTCAAACTCTTTTCTTAAAGTTTGAGCACCGAGTCTTGCAATAAATGAGTCTTGACTCAACAATCCATTACTACCGCTTGGATCGGGAGAAAGTAAAATAGATAGAGGACTATAGGTCGATGATACAAATGTCGTTGGATATGGTTGATTGTTAGAGGTATTTGTCGTCAACGGACGTGACAATGAATCGAAAAATTCTGCACTGTCTAATACAGTTTCACTACCATTTGAAAAAACATTCAGTGGTTTCCACCTAAGTGATTCCTCACTACCTTGTTGTACTATGTTCGCATCTTGATAATTGTAAATACCTTCGTTTGATTTGGTATTTAACAACTGACCTGGATCGGGTACTTGTTCATATCCACCAGGATTACCGTATTGATTTAGAGGGAATAATTTATTTGCAAAAGAAGGCTCGTCAATCAATTTGTCAGGACTATCTTGTACTGAAGAATCTGATTGGATATATTCCGTATCTATTGGTTGAGTTGGTCTATTTGGTGCTTTAGCATAAGGAGTCAAATTCCTTGTCAAAAGTTTTTTTCTAAACCCTTCAGTATTTGCTAAATCTAATAACGGACTTGCCATTTATATTTTTCTTAATAAATAGAATCTTAATGTTTTTTATTATCAACTTGAGTAAGGTGATGCAGTTGGCTTCAATGGATTTTCTGAATCACTTATATCCATGATATAATTTCTGAAACTTTGTTCATTTACAACTTGTTGGAATATTTTCATCCAATTCTCTTTTTCTTGTGGTGTTGTATTAGCTGGTGGGTTAGTAAAATTGTGATTAATATTTAAATTTCCATTAACAGAAACATTCGAGTTTTGTTGTACGTTTTGTCTAACAGTTTTGGTCAATGATTCGTCGCCTGCCGAGATTCCTCCGACTGTGACATTAGTTCCAGTTTGACTTTGTGTTGCGTTCTGAGATTTATTTTCTATAGGTTGAATGTTTTGGTTCATTAATTTACCAGCTAAACTGTCTAAAAGTGGCCCTAAATTATCAGAAATTGCACGTCCTGTGTCCGTTGAAACATTTTTCCCAAGTTCTGCAGATATATCTCCAGCAGCTTGTTTAATGGTTCCCAAAGAAGATGATTGTAATTCACCGAAAATACCTTCAGCATTTGAAATCAATAAGTTTTCGATATCAGTTGCACTTGCACCCGAAGCAATTTTTTCGGCTAAACCTTGTTTCAAATCTGCAGCGGATCGGTCTGTCATGTCTCTTACCTCCTCAGCTGTGACTGCTTGACCACCAACTCTACCTATTACTTCAGCAGTTTCACGAATACCCTCACTCACATCCTGAAAAGTATCACTGGTCAATGCACCACCTACGAGAACCCCTAATATAGCCGCAACATCATTTGCGATTATTTCATCAGTCCTAAGTTGTTCTCTTCCAATTTCCTCTAAAGTTTTTGGTCCCTCTTTCTGTTCCTGAATGAGTTTGTCAAATTCAGGTTGTGATAATTCTGACAATTCTTTTTTCGTTCCATCTTCCAAAGTAACTTTATAAGTTCCTCCCTCCATTTTAGCAATATTAGCCAAATATTGTTTGTCCTCTTCATTTACTATGGATAGACCCGCGGCGTCTATTGCAGATAAACGTTTATCTGCTTCAGCCGCCGCCAAACCAAGTTTAGTCATCTCACTTGCCGAAACTCCTGTTTGGTTTTGTAACTCTCTAAGTGTTAAAACCCCTTGTGGATTTATCTTAAAGGTTTTAGTTTTTTCATCGAAATATGTAAATTGTTTTGCAACTTCAACCAAACTGTCTTGTAAACCTGAAGGGTCATTGATTGATTGATTCATCAATTGAAATGGGTCAACTAAATTTCCAGCTGAAACTCCTAATCTTTGGAATGCTGCTGCGGTTTCAATAGCACCTTCTGGTGTTAAAACTTTGTCAGCTAATCTAAAAGTTTCACCCATGTCAAATCTCAACATAGATGCTTGTGCCGCCATTTTAGTTAATCCTCTTACTCCATCTTCGAACTGAAAACGGTTCATTTGGTCCATGTTTTTTGAAACATCACCAAAAACCTGTTTAGCATTTCCCCCTATGCTTTGTACATATTGCATAGATTCTTCGAGTGCCTTTGGTATGGATTCTATACCAATACCAACATCAAGAAAACTATTAGCTAAAGATTCTGCACTTGTACCTAAAACTTTCGATGCCGCATATAATTTTTCAACTTCTTCTGAAGTTGCAACAACGTTCCTCCTTGAAGCTTGAGCTACATCACTTATTATTGCTGATACATCTTTTAAGTCACCACCAAGTCTTCTAACATTTGGCAGAGCATCGACTAACGATTTTTGTAACTCAAAAATCCTTTCTCTCCCTTGAGTAAAAGTTCTTAAAATATCATTACTGAATTCGGAGAGTGCCTTCTGTGATTCTAATAAATCAATTTTTTTTGCTCCCAAAGCATCTCCCGATACTCCCCCCGCCGCAGGTGTTGTTGGTGTATTTTGAAACATAATTTTTAACTATACATATAAATACAAAAGGACTGAATTTTCAGTCCTTTTTGTTTAACTCCATCCATTTATTCAACAAATACTTTCTTATAAAGATGGGCATTATTAAGAAATCAGAATAAGATACATTCAAAAGAGTCTTCAAAAAATAGAATTCATCTATTTGTCCTTTTCTATAATCAGAAGAAAGGACGAAAAAAGTCAACCCCGAACCCAACATTTACTGTTAGTTTTTCTCCTGACGGGGTTGTGACTGTTTTCTTTAAATCTAACTTCGGTTCATTATCATCCAAGAATTTTCGGATAAATTTAGAATCTGCAATCGGCATCTGATCTATAAATTTTGCTATTTCTCCTCTGTCCGTGATTCCGTTTACTTCAACAATTTGTTTGTTCAACCTCCATGTTACTTTCGGAGCGGTTCTTCCTTCGGGATACGTTGAAGACATACGTTGAATTTCCAAAATTTCTCCATATGACATAGGTTTTAATTTAACTGTACTTTGGGATTTGGGTAATATTGTTGTAAAAGTTCCGTCTTCTGAAGGTTGTTGACCTTTGATAATATCCAACTCATCCAACAATACGGTTGTTTTAAAAGGTTTTCTTGTTACTGTATCAACTAAATTGAGTTCCATTTCGGGTCCGAAAGCAGTATTCCTTAAAAAAATCAAAATTGCTTCAACGTCACCTTCTAACAAATCTTCAACTCTTATTTCGGGTTCATAAATTTTGGAACGTAATAAAGTTTGAGTCATGTCATTACCTGCCGCCATTAAAATGTTTTCATCATTGGCTGTCAAGTATCCCACTTTTAATGATTTTTTCTTATTTTTATAAAAAAAACCTTGAGATGGTAAAGGCACTACGTCATGTGGTAGTGAAAAATTTGATTGTCCGTATTCTTTTGCTTGATTGTCCATATAAAAATTTAACCGTAAAGTTTATTTCTTTACGGTTAAATATAAATCAAAAATGTTTTTAATAAATAGAATTTAGTAAACAAGAACACATCTATCCATTCTTAGGGTAGTGTTGATTGTTGCCAATCCGTCTTGTCCGTAATTCAAAGTGTTGAAATTGACATCGGTTAGGAAAGTTCCGTACAATATCCATTTTTCAACGACAACACCTGTTGGGTCCAACATTTCTAAGTCGACATCTTTTTTGTAACCCGCTGCATAACCCATACGACCAGTCACAGATTCAGCATGAAGTCTAACCCACTCCATCAAAGCTTGTGCCGCAGATGGTCCAATTGGATCTCTAAATACTGCTGGTATTGTTTGCCATTCGAATCTACCAGCTACATAAGTAGATGTGTTCAAAAAAGGAATCGGAGTAGATACTATTTGTATGTGTGGTCTTGCTGATGACTCAACAAACCACTCATTTATACCAAGTGAGGAAGGAAACCTTAAGATAAAACGGTTTTGTCGTTTTGGTTCATAAGGAATCGGCATTTTCATTAATAAATCAGCCATGTGTTTAAATTTTTTTTGTTTTTGTTATTTTATTGATAAATATATCCAACCTCAAAAATTTTTCTATTTACTTTTTTTTTGGTGGAATTATCCTTATTTAACTTCTCGCTTTAATCCTCCAGCAGTAGAATAAGTTTTTACTATATTATCTGGTTTATTTTCAAAATGTTTTTTCATTACTTCTATGTTTTTAGGATCATCATCACTAAAACCTATAGATAATTTATGTGGATTAAATTTATTAGCAATATCTTTCTTGAGAAATGCTTTTTTGTTTAATACTGCGGCCATTCCTTTGATGTAGTTGACAAAATTTTCCATCGCTTCTACTTTTGCTTCTTCAGGGTTGACCGCTCCTTGTTCATCCCCAAAAGATACGGGGTGATATTTGTTAAGTTCTAAATATGACTTTATTAATTCCTCGTCAGACATATCCCCTTCACCAGCAAAAGATCGATATTTTCTTAAGTTTTTGACAAGTTCATCTTTATCTATTCCACCGAATCCCTCTATAATATAATTATAAATTGCTTGTTTTATTGTTTCTGGATTGTGACCTCTAGCAGTTATAATTGCAAAAATGGACCCATTGTTAATAGCTTCTCTGAAATCATCGAAAGCTGGTCCTGTTCTTGCTCTCATAGCATCCACTAAAAAATCTTTATCTCCTTGAGTTCTGAAATTTCTGAACGGTTCTTCAGCGTAATCTACTATTGTAGTACCTTCGTAACCAAAAGGTTCTCTACCTATTATGTGTCTGAACTCGGCAAAATCATCCGTGGACATACCTACCTCTCTTCCATTAACATCTTTGAGTAATATTTTTGTAGGCATATGTACTATATTATCGTCCCAATCAAACGCATAATATTTTAGGTCAGGTGATCCCTCCTTTACAAACCCCTCTGTAAACAATCTTTTCATTTGGCTAAAAGGGGGACAATGTCCCCCTTATTTTTAATTTAGATATTTTCGAACGAAGCACCTGTTGGTGTGATGAAGAATTCAATATCAATGAATTCCAAAGCTTTCGTAGGTTTCAAGTATATCTTTCCTGTTAATGTGTTTCTATCTAAGTCTTCAGGAGAAGAAGACACTGTTACTCTGAAGTCATAAAGACCTCTGTCTCTTCTAATTGAATCTAAAATAGGATTAACGCTATCTAAGAATTGTTGTCTAACTATTTGGTCATTTTGTTCAAACAACAATCTTACCGCTACAGCTGAAATCAACTTTCGTGCTTGAAGTAACAATCTTCTAACGTTTAATCTGTTGAGTGCAGTATCTGCGACCTGAAGAGTTTTATTACCCCAAATTACAGTTCCCACATCAGCAAAAGTTGCAATTGGGTTGATTCTTCCTTGGTATAAAGTATCTCTATCTTCTTGAGTGAGTTTCACTCTTGCTTTGATGGAGTTCACAAGACCTCTTGTGTAACCCGCTGATGCGAACCAAGGGAATGCAATATTGTCTGTCAAAGCCAAGTTTCTACAAACTTCACCAGTTGGTGGTATGTAAATTTGTGTATTGTTTACAGTATCTCTTGTTAATATCCATGGATAGTAAGTCGCTGTGTAGTTAGAATCAATTCCAGTGTTGTCCAAATTATCAACCGCTTCTTGAGGATAGATTATATCCAAAGAATTTGTTGCGTCAGGAGTATACATTTGATAGTCAGGTGTTGTTGCAATGTACACTGAGTCAGCTCTTGAGAATTGAACCATGTCAATTGCCTCTTCAACAAGGTTAGAGTTATTTACATAATCTATACTCGAAGTTGCAAACACGTTAATGTTTGTAGATTCAGGATTTGCAAATGTGAGAATACCTAGTAAGTATGCGTAGTAATCAGTGTTTGCAAAATCTTGAGTATTGTTTTGAACAACTATTCTCTTGAATAAACCATCTCCTGTTGCATTTGGATATCTCTGAGAAGCTGACGCTCCCGCTAAGAATCCTGTTGCACCTAATTGGAATCTATCTTGGTTGGTTCTGAACTCTCTATAAATGTCCCATCCATCGAATCCACCAGCAAAACATACTGTATACTTTCTAGAGTAGATAAAGTAGTAAGGGTTTTCTTGAGTTTCAGGGTCACTGGTAAAATCAGCCACACCACATTCGAAAGCTGTCTGACCTGAGGTCAAATAAGAATTCGATATTGTAACAACTGTAGCGCCTGAGTCCATATGGAAACCTTTACTAACATAGTTCCATGGTTGACCATCAACAGGTACAATTGATGTAACCCAATTCAAAGGATTTTGAGTTCCTTTGTACTGTAAGAATGATTCGTCTATTCCGAATTGAGTTGAGAAACCTAAGTAACTTCTTCTTACAATATCTCCAGCAGATTCTGTTGTGTTTGCAATTCCACCAAAAGGAGGATTGTAAATTACTTCACCAGGAAAATAGTATTTAGTTTTGAAAATTGGAACTGGTGAAGGGTTCAGAACTGATGCGTATTCTCTTTGAGTATACCCGTTGAAACCACAAGGTAATGCGTCTATTGGAGCTTCGTCAGCCATTTCAACCATAATGTATCTCGAAATCAAAGCGTATTCACCATCACTCGAACCGATTTTCTTCGCAACAAAGTTGTTCGAATTTGGGTCCATGTTACAGTTTGTAAACTTCTCAATCACAATTGGATTAGCATCTGTGTCGAAGAAATTTCTAACCAACACATCAAATGTCATGTTATTGAACGACAAGTTTGAAACTGATACTTTAACCTCAACGTTTGCTGCGTTTCCATCAGAGATTGAAATAAATTTAAATAAGTTGTAAACTTTATTTCCTCTTAATTCAGAAACCAAATAAGGAGTACTTGGAGATTTATATTGTGTAACATTGTAAGCGATTGACTGAGGGTCTTGAGTTCTAGCACTAGGTAATGCAATCAAATCACAACTTAATCCTCTGATGTATCCTTGATTGTAAGCGTAAGCTAAAGTAT